CAATACCCTCTACAAACGACTGGAGGTCTTCCAGCTTACGTAGTGAGTGTTCGCCCGTCATGTGATCTACTTCCATGTCTTTCAGTGCAAACTCTTGCTTGCATTGATAGCACACTCCACCCCAAACGAGTGGAAACCTTGCTCTGTTTTTCACAACAGGGTTGACTACACGCTTCCTGTTCTGTTTCAAAAACTCCAACTTGATCGGACTTTTGTTCCAGAGGGATCGTCTGATCCCTCCACGAACATAGCTCAAGAAGGCAGATTCAGTCTTCCAAATGTGACTGTGTTCTTCCCAAGGCTTATTCATCACTCGCCCCACTCGGCCACGTAGGCTTCTTGTGGAGTGAGTCCAATCGCATGGTAGTCTTCGTACATGAATGGAGCTTGAAGAATCAACCGATATGCATTCTGATTGCTTTCGTAGGCGATGTCAAGCAAATCTTCAAACCAATCTTCGAAAATAGGCATCAGATGACCCCCAACTTTTCAAGAAGAGATTGAACATCAATGCGGTCATCTTCCCAACGACGCATGAACGCACAGTCGAAGTACATCTGCATGATTTCCAGAGCGGTCTTCGTGTAGATGATTCCGTCGTGTGCCATGTATGTCACTGGCTCAGGATACCACGCCTTGTACTGCCCGTAAACAGCTTCAAGAGCTTCTTTATCTGTCGTGCAATCCTTCAGAATCTTGTACGCTGCCTGTTCACCAAACGTGATAGCTTTGCCAGCCTTGTCTGCTGCAATCTTTGCCAGCGACACACCGTGGTAGCAGTCTACAGCGTCTCCGTAGAGCGCCTGATAGTACAGCCACAGACGACCAGTACCTTTGATTCCTTTACCGTCTGGATGCAGCTCACCGAAGCCACTGATGTACACAGGCTTCGCCATCTTGGCAGGGTTCCAGAGCCAGCCTGAACACTGTAGAGCGTCTTTATCCTCTGTCACTTGGATGATGCGACCAGCTTTGGCTTTAAAGCCCTCATACGCTCTCATAGAGCCTTTGTCGTCCACTTCCATACCGTTGATGACGATTGCACCAAGCTCGGTGATCATCCATTGACGTAGTTCCTTTAGCTGGACAGGGCGAATCGTATCTTCACGTTTGCCTTTGTACTTGCCACCAATCTTGGCGGTTCCAGCGAACTTGCCGACTGTCACGGTGTGTTCCATTGGCAACGGAATCAAATCTCTGAAATTATCAGAGCCGCCAATGTAAATCTCACCCTTGCTGACACCCGAGCGGTTGTGGTAGCCCTTGATCATTTCATTGATCAGTGATTTACCATAGGAGCTGTGGCGTGGGTCTTGCACGTCTGTGATGGTGTACATTTCAAGCGAATCGTACCGACCATTCTCTACGGCCTTCTTGAACTCTGTGCGATTTGACCAGTGTTCAATTGTGCCCTTTGTGATGTGCTGTGTTGTGATGCTCTTTGTCTCGTTTGCTGCGGCTGCTTTATACGCGATGCTGTCTGCGTCAAAGATTAGAATATCCTCAGACATTGATCACCTCAACATCATCAAGTCCGATCAAATGTTCTTCATATAGTTCGTCGAACGTCTCTTCAATCCCGCATGCTTCGAGATTTATCTTTGCATGTCGTATTGCAATTTCTTTCGTGGCGAAGATTTTATCTTCTACGCCAATATCCCATTCACACCATACTCTGTACATTTCTTTTCTCCTAACGAAAAAGGGGAATCCATTTCTGGACTCCCCTCTGGGTTTGTTTCACGTGGAACAATCAGAATTCAGGGTTCTGATCCAGAAACGCTTTGGTTTCTGCCGCGTTCTCTGGGTTCGGACTGTCGTAGCCCGAGAGTTCTTTGTACTTCTCGAACAGTTCCAGTGTAGCTTCTTCCTTCTCTTCGAAGGTGTTCTCTACGTGCAGCTTTGCACTCTTCTGGATCAGGCCGATTGCCTTGCCGTCGTGGCCTGCGTCTTTGGCCTCTTGCTTGGCTTCTTTGACATCTTCTTTCAGTGCCATCGAATCGAGTTCGAGGTTGACCAGACGGTCAAACAATTCTTTTTCAGTCATGATATCTCCTTTAGGATGCGATAATTGCGAGGAACAGGAACAAGATGATCCAGCCAACTGAAATCGTTGCAGCTTTGGTCAGGCTGATGACGATCAGTGTCCAGAAAATGACAGCGAACATATTCATTCTTCATCCTCTTCTTCTTCAGGTTCGAACAGCTCAGTGTAGTTTGCCCGGTCAAGGACAGCCCACTTGCTGATGCCCATCGACTCCATGGTGCATTCATCAGGGACTTGAATGGTGGTCACTTGCAGACCATCGCCCGACATCCAGTTTTCACCGATGACTGCGAAGTCAACGTCATCTTCCATCAGACCAACCAGCTCAGCATCGAAGCTGAATGCAATAGATTGGCTACCATCGCCACCGTCAGAAATGAGCATGAAAAGTGTCTTGGACATTGTGTTCTCCTTTGAGTGTTTGTGTAGGGCACACTATACTAGCTGTGCCCATCCCTGTCAACGATTAAAACGGTAGTCCTTTCTTAGAAAGGAACATCGTCGTCCATGTCGTCATTGGCAACTGGAGCGATACCCGGAGCCTTCTCTTTCACTTCCTCTTTCGGGGCAGCTTGTTGAGGACTACCAGCATCCAACAGTGCAGCCAGCGGAGAGCCGACGTAGTTGTTTGCACGCTTGATGGTGTTACGCACTGCAACACGAAGTTGCTTCACGGTGTCAGCATCGTTGTCGCTGTACAGGTTCACGCCGTGCAGGATGCCTTCTGGAACTTCTGGCACTGGATCGCCTTCTGGAACCATACCGACCATCTTGATGGTTTCAGTGAAGAACTCACCACCGCTCTTGCCCGGTTTCATGTACACTTGGAACTGGAACTGTGCAACTTTGCCCAGCAACTCACCGATACGGCCTTTGGTGAACAGACCATTTGCATCGAGGATACCTACAGCGTCAGCCAGCTTGTGGATGCCGTTGTTCTTGGCGAAAGCCCAAACCGACTTGTTACCGCCGATGTCGTGCTTCATTTCCTTGATGTTGTATGGCTTGCCAACAACCTTGACTTTCTCACCCGGCAGAGTGAATTCACCGTTCAGTGGCAGACGCAGTGGCAGTGGATTCGAGTTACCGAAGAACTGACCTTTGTCAACAAGCACTTGTGGGAAGTCAACCATGACCGCGAGTTGTTGTACTGGAGCTTGCACGTAACGCAGGCATTCAACGCCGTCAACCATTTCGAAGCGGACGTTTTCACGCTTGGAGTATTCAGCAGCTACCACGGCTTTCTGTGCATCGCTGCCATCGTATGCTGGGAACTTTTTACGGAACTGAGCATCGGTGGTTTGGATTGCAGCATCTTCGAGGTTCTGTTCACCGAGGTCAATCAGGCCCGAGATAACGCCGGGAATCGAACGGACTTTGCCAGCGCCAGCGGCCTGTACAACGTGTGCGTTCAGTTCATCCCACTTGACCGCTGGACGATTGCCGCCTTCGGTGGTAGTGGTGGTAGTTGTCACGAAAGTAAAACCAGTCATTGTAAATCTCCTATCTAGATGCACACTATGTGCTTGAATGGGGCCACTCGGCCCCGTTGGGGTTGAGACTCTTACCGAATCTCTTTCACGGGGGCATAAGCCATGATGATAATGCCCTCTTTCTTGCCGCCCATGTAAGCCTTGACTTCACGAGCGTATTCTCGATCCCGTGTGTTGACGATGGCAGTGCCTTCATCATCCTGCACAGAATACATGTATTTGATTCGAGCAGCGATTTCTTTCTGCTCATCGCTCTGCTCTGCGACAACAGGAGCATTGATGTCCAGATCAATGACTTCGTAGTTGTTCTCGTAGCCGTGGTCCCATTTCACATCGAACCAGCCAGAGCCTTTCGAGGTTTCACGAAGGACAGTACCAGTAGCGCCCTTTGCTTGGCTGTCGTATTTGCCCTTGCCGATTACGGAAAGTTGTACGCGATCACCTGCTATAAACATTGTGTTCTCCTTTGAGTGTGTTGTGGCAGCATTTCTGCTGCCGATGTGGAAAGTTTAAGCTGCTTATTCGAACTTGTCAAGCCACGCTTTCAACTGTTTGCGAACTTTCTTCACCTGTTTGCGGTTGAGCATGACAGTCTTGCCTTCGTTGACAAAATCTTCACTGTTATCGCCTTCACCAGTGCGGATGTATACCTGACCCGAGCATTCGGTGTCAACTTCCAGAACGTCGCTGCATTCGTCCTTGTAGTAGATTTCTTGGAGCAGGTTCTCGCTAGCTCCGGTGCTGATCTTCAGGTCGCTGACGTTGTAGATGTTGGTGTTGCCGTTGTCCCACTTGACGCGGATGTTGTGATCACCACCACCGTTCACTTCGATGACTTCACCGTTCATCTTTTGTGGATTGTGCGGACTATCCTCTTTGTAGTATTGGCTCGATTTCTTGATCTGAACCTTGTCGCCCACTTTGAATTGCTTAGCCATTTTGTATCCTCCTGAGTAGTTTGTCGTGTTGATAGGGGCCATTCTACAGCAATGAACCCCCTTGTCAACAGTTATTTTAGTGGCAGCCAGCCCACGATTTTTCAACGATATAGCCAGCGGTCAAGTCGATAGGCACAATGTCTGTGCTGTAGAACTTGCCAGCGAGCGATACAGCCTTGACAGCCAGCACACCAGCCTCGCAGTAAGCTACGTACACGCCGTCGCCCTTGGAAGCCTTGCTGATGTCAGACCACACCTTGCCAGTGGAAGCCTCTTCTGCATCCTTGAATGCCTGAGCCTCTTCCTTGGTTGCGAACCGCTTGAACTCGAACAGAGAAGCCGAGGCTTCGAGCTGTGCTTCGTCGTGGTACGCAATCATTTGCTGGCAGAACTTCTTATTCTTCCAGTCATCCAAGAAGAAGTCAACAGCCAATCCAGCTTCTTTCAACAGAACATCGTGAATCACCATCGCACGCTTGGCACAGATAACCCCGCCAGATTGGAACAGGCTGTTCAGGATTGCGTGTGCAGATCGAGTCGGTACGCGACGACCATCAATACCGATGATGAATTTCTTGCCGTTCGCTTCCCATTCCTTTTGCAACTGGTCTTTCAGCATCTTGAGCGGGAATGCAGCATCCCAGAACGCCTCAAACACTTGTGTACCAGTTTGCAGGTCAGAACCAATGGTCTTAGCTACCTTCGCAGCTTGAGCGCCATAGGTGCAACCGTACTTCACGTTCTTGGCAGGCGATCTGCCAAATTCACGACCGATGATAGCACTGATGCTCTTCGCCATCATAGTGTGAACGTCGAACGGTTTGTCCAACATCAACGACTTGCAATACGCACGATCAGCAGCATCGTATTGGTCGCAGTAGGCGGATTCGATTCGAGCCTCAAGAGAGTCGAAGTCATACCCGATCTGGAAGTAGCCATCAGACACGCCAAACAGCGCTCTCAGCTCTTTCCCGTACAGACTGGTAACACGAGGCACGTTCGCTACCGAACGGTGCTTGAATCGACTTGTAGCGGCTCCACAGGTGTCTGCTGGAGTTGGAATCCGACCATCCTCACGGACGTTCGAGATATATCCCTTTTCTGGCTCTTCATCTGGATCATCCCAATCTACACCACCACCCAGAATCGAGTTACGACGGTGTTTGAAGGTGAGGTATTCAACCACGTCCTTCGCAAATGGGAACGATTCCGAGATACGTTCCAAGTCAGGACACATGTCTTTGTCTTGCCCTTTGGTGAAGCTTGGGTTCGACAACACCTTCAGTCCACGACCACCACGTTCCAGCATTGCATCAACCAGATTGCGATCAATCGGACGACGGTTAGGCCACAAGTGAGCCAGTCTATCATCACGGAAGGCACTGTTCAATGTCTCTTCGACGTAGCGTTCTACAGCAACACGGAACTGTTCAGGAGTCCGTTTGATCTTCTTGCTGTCAACCGACAAGTCCTTCTCTTTGTACTCGCTCGGGTTCCAGCCCAACGACACAAGCCAGTTCTTGATGTGCGTGGTATCGTCAATGGTCGCAGCCATTTCAGTAACCAACGGTACACCCGCTTCCAGCGGCAGTTGATATGTCTTGCCCAGCATTTCTACTGTGCGTGTTTCTGGATCATACACGCCTTCGTGCTTCGCAATGAACTTCTCCATGTGAGCGGAGATTTCACCGTTCTTCTTGAACTGCGTCACTGGCGGTGTGTACTGCTTCATGAAGATTTGAGTTGCTGGACGCTTCGGAAGCAGCGGCTCCACCTTCACACGGCGCTCTTCCATCATGATGTCCAGTTCATCCAGAGCCTTGTGTGCTAGCTCACGGTTGAAGTGGAATCCACGGTGTTCCTGTCGTGTGATGATTTCAGCAATGTTGTGTTCCAGCTTGATAGCCGACACCCACTTCATCAGCTCAGCACGATCATTCAGGTTCGGGCCAGCAGTCTTGTGGTCGATCTTGTTCTTGGTGCCATCCATCAGACCGAAGAAAACTTCAGTGTTGGACTTCACGTCGAAAATACAGTAGTACAGCATGTCAGCAGCGAAGTCACGGAATCGAATATCCACGTGCATATGCTTACGGAATGCCACCTTCTCCGACGTACCACCGCTAGCCAGTTTCTCCAGCGAGTGACCACCGTAACGGTCTGGGTTCAAGCACTTCGACAGTGGCAATGTATCCCAGATTGCAAGCTTGTTTCCGCCCCAAGTGTCAGAGGTGAAAGTGGTCAATCCACGATCACGTACTTCGTGACCAATGGTGAAGTTGATCCCGTAGGCCAGCTTGATTGCCATCAAGTCATAACTGATCTGGTTGTGTGCTACCAGACGACGGAACTTTGTCTTGAGGATGAAATTCTTCAGCTCAGACATTGGCTTGTGAGTGTACTCAACTTGCTGATAGTCACGCAAGAAGTAGGTTTCACCGTTGATTTCTTCGCAGTAGTCACGACCATCGAATTCATACTTCGGGCCATTGTGAAACGCTACGATTTCACCAGTGAAGTGATTCTCAAATACGACACAGTGCATTGCGAAGTTGCCCTTCAACTTGTACGGACTTGCCGTGTAGTCGATTGTGCGTTCATTCAGCAGGTCGTTTGCCTCTATGTCCCACGTCCAATCGTCTGGATGTGCGAACTTGTTCGGCTGGAACGGTGGTTTGATCAGTTGCATTTTACTCTCCTTTCGGTACGCAGATGTGCTTGCTATTCCAGCCACTATACATGGTATCTTTCACTTGTACAAATGCTGCTTCACAAGCTTCAAGAGAATTGAACTCTTGGCTGAATTGTTCAGGAACTGCACGGGACGCCCAAAAAGACATAAACAGTACGAAAGCCATTGTGTTTCTCCTTTGTGATGTTCTAAACGACGAAGGGGATGATACCGAAGCACCATCCCCTTGTCAACTCAATATTGCGATTCGTTTGGATCGTAGTCAACCCAGCCACGCTGAGCCAATCCACGACGTGAACCACGAGAGTTCTCTTTCTCCTCCTGCTTTGCAGCCTGACCAGCGGCATATTCTGCTGCTGCTGCTGGGTTGCGGTTCAGGTAATCGTCCAGATCGTACAAGGTGTGTTCCTTGTTCGAGTAGTAGTATTCCCCGGCCTTCGGCCCAGTGTTGCCAGTCCAACGGCATTTGGTCATCTTCATGAACGTGATGTTGCGTTCAATCTCGCACTCGGCTTCTTTGTTTCGTGTGAACAACAGGTTGCACGCACCAGACTTGAAGATCGAGCTAGAGCCTTGGAAGTCTTCTTCAAACAGGTCTGCACCTGCCGAGTTCTGCTTCCCGCCCTGACCACTCTTACGGACGTGGTTGATGTTGATGAACGTCACCTTGTGGCTCTTCACAAGCCCTTTCTGCCAACGCATGAAGACTGCCTGCTCTTCGTTGCTCATGCCGTCCAGAATGTCCTGTAGAGGGTCGAGGATGATCACCTTGCAATCGCAAGAGATAATCAGTTCCATCACTTTCTCTTTCAAGTCATCCAGACCACCATCGCGTTCATCCAGCAAGTGCCAGCGGTGAGAACCATCATCGTGGAACGTCAGCTCTTGCATCGCCTTCTCGAACTCTGGAGAGTTCATCAGGTCAATCTTGTACTGCATGTCTTCGATCAGTTCCAGCTTTTGGCCGATGTGACGCGAAGCCATCTTGATGCCGTACTCTGCACAATCCGATTCCAGAGAGACAACACCCACCTTGTGAGGGGAATGGAAAATCCAGAAGTAGACCATTTCATCGACGATTGTCGATTTGCCCGTACCAGATGCAGAGCCAAGGTTGACAATCCGACCGAGTGGAATACCACCAGCCATCATCTTTTGTACCTTGTGCATGAACGCTGGCAATGGAATCTTTGGGATCACCGCTGCTGCTTTCATCAGAGCCAACAGGCTACCAGAACCTACAATGCCGTTTGGCGTGTAAGGCTGTGCTGCGTAGAACTCTGTGATGAACTGACCTTGCTTGTTTACAGCCTTGTCAGCATCCTTGTCCCACATGTAGCTGTTCGGGTCTTTCATGCTCATTTGCATGATGTAGGCTTTGCCCTTCGGCAGTGCCTTGGCGATCTTCTCAGCGGCTTCACGGCCTGCCTTGTCGTTGTCCATGCAGATGATGATCTTGTCAAAGCGGTTGAACCACTCGTACTGATTCACAATCTGCTTGTGTGCCCCAGACTCACCAATCGTTGGCGAGATAACAGGACAGGAGGCGAACTCTTGACCTTTCTTGGCGTTCTCACGTGCCCGGAAATCAGACAGCATTTGATACGCGGAAAGTTGGTCAACCTCACCACCAACAATCAACAGGTCACGACTACGTTCCTTGAGGAAACGCCACTGACCGAACATGTGACAGTCCTTGCCAGTCTCACCGATACCTGCGAAGTCTTTGGGAATCATTCGCTTCTTGTAGCCCGTCAGCTCGAAGCCCATATCGTTATCAGCTTCTTGTGTGCAAGGATAGAGCTGAGCCATCACCTTGCCTGTCGCACCATCAATCTCGTGACGAACACCGAAGAAAGTGGTT